TAAAGGTTTAAGTCAAATTTGTTATATAATTTTTTTATTTTTATAATTATAATTAATTTTTATAATTAATTTTTAATTAATTTAGTCTATTTCTGTTACGATTTTGTATTTGTTTTTTTTATAGAATTGCTGTCTTTTTAAACCTTGTGCTCGAAAGAGCGAGAACTGATCCCATATATCAATCACTAAAGGTGTTATCGTGCGATCTTCTTCCTTTTGTCGTTGAATACGACCAACTGATTGCTCAATGGATGAAACTGGAGATGCTAAGATAAGCGTATTCAAGGATGGAATATCCATACCCTCACTATTATGAACAACAATTCCAGATGCTAAGAAACTATGATGTATAGGAATTTCAATATCACACAATTTTACCGTGATTGAATCAACTTCTTCTATACGACAAATTTTTACAGGATACGTATAAGGGGATGTCGTTTTTGGAAGATCTGTTTCTATGACTTCTGGAAATTCATGAAGAATATTTTTTACATTCTGTATCATAGAAAGCTTCTTTTCTCCACGAATTTCTATAATATTACAAAACCTCATCATATCCTGTGCAGCAATCTCCACTTTATACATAAATCCTGGCTTCACACATGGTGTGCGCATAGAGCGAATATATAGACGTAATAGAAGCGTTCCAATTTGGTTCGCAAGACGTGAAGAATATACATTGAAACTTGCTATATAACCATTTATAGTTCCAGTAACATCAAATAAGCCTCCCAAGAGAGCCGCAATCTTTTCTTCTGGAAGACACATTGTATCTAGGCCAATAAACATTTCTATATCATGTTGTTTCTTTTGTAACATAATTATCATACATAATTCATGCGCTATTTGTGATTTTTTTACGATAGCAGACATATGTGCTGCTGTTTTTTCATCTGGACTGTAATCGGAACACTCCTGTCCAAGACAGCATCCTACTACCCATAAATCAGGAATATACATATTAGAATTATCACGTGCTTTGATATCAAGTCTACGTGGAGCAATAAGATAATCTGTTAGTTTAAGATCTGCTGCATGTTTCCATCCATCCAACGTATATACCTTGTGATCCGTACTGACTACAATATCCCCAAGATCGTGTACGATCCTCAAACAAGGCTTTTTGTGCGAGTATCCAAAACGAGTTGCGTGAGAAATATGGAAACTTCCTGTGCTGGGATACATAGAAACCAGAGATGGATCTTCTTTCATCGGCTGATCCTTCTTACAATGCTCTTGGAAATCGGCAAGGCAATGCTCTTTTCCAGAAATAGGGTCAATCACAACCGTAGTATCCGCTACACATGCCATTGTAAATGTCCCAAGAATTACATCCTTGCTCTCGCTCTCCTTTAATTGGCTCTCTTTCATACCTCCCACATAATAGCCAACGCTACCAATGGCTCTATTTTTTATCATTTTTTCCAAGCTTTTCAAATGCTCTCTGCGATCACTTAGAATAAGTGTTCTACGGTTTGGTTCCCTTTCAATAATTTTTGCGAGTGTATCTATGATAAATTGATTACGAGGAAGATAGGAACATATTCTCGTAATCATTTGGGCTACATTCAATTTTCCATTCCACATACGAATTTCTTGGGAAAATCCAGGATCTTCATCATCATAGGACAAAAGAAGCACATCCGTCGAAGTGTCTTTTTTTTTAGATATAAACACAGGAGCACCCACATACCATTCAAATACCTTTGAAAGACCATCCGCGCGTTTTAAAGTTGCGGAAAGTCCTAACATTACTGGTGCTGTAATCTTTGGCAGGGCACGGCTGAATACCTCAGCAGACGTGTGATGAATTTCATCGATGATTGTCAAATAGATACCATGGAAAATAGAGCTATCATAGTCACGCATTGCCAAGGATTGAAGACTTGCTAAGATAATATCACAGTTCTTCGTCTGGATCTTGTCTTGTTTGATAATACCTATACGAGCATTGGGAACAAATTGCGAAATACGCTCTCGCCACTGGTTCAGTAAGAAGCTCTTATGGCATATCACAATCGTCTTCTTTTTGAATTGACATGCTATGTATAATGAAACCGATGTCTTACCAAATCCACATTTGGCAGAAATGATACCACCACGGCGGAGCGGATCTCGTGCTGCATTTAGGAAAGCTGCTACTGGTTCTTCTTGTTCTGGGCGTAAGTTACCATGAAATACAAGACCTGACGCCTCATCACCATCCGTAAGACTGTCCTGTGTTGGAATACCAAAGTGCTTTAATCCATATGCTTTGGGAATATATATCTTCTTAGCACTTTCACAATAGACCGCAAAGTCATTTGGAGCACTATATCCAGGTGAATTAGGATTTACATAGGGTTTTACAGTAAGCCTACGTCTTAGCTCTTCCGTAAGATCTGGATCCTCTTCCTTTACAAATCCATACCCTCTGCAAGATAAATAGGTATTCGGCATTTTTATTTTTATTTGTTTTATTCATAGATACAAATAAATCGCAATATGTAAGGCATCATTTTTTATGATGTAAATGTAAGTGATAAGATATATGTACGAAGATATACTACGTATTATTGGTGTAGCAATTGTTGGACTTATTCTTGTCCTACCACCTGGCAAATATCTTGATATTATGTATAATCGTGAATACCAGATTGTAGCAGGTCTTTTTGTTGTTGCCAGCATATTATTTATTGATGCTATCTTTGGTGCTCTACTTGGTCTTGCTGTATTAATATGGTTCTCTAAGATGAATTATCGACGACTAGTGTCAAGCACACTTTCATCTGTTTCTGTAACAAGAAGCAAACCACTAGATTATGGAACATCACAAAACCTGGTAGATGCCCAAACGAATGTTGTAGATGAACGTATGATGAATACAGAAATGATTGGATTTGATGGTATTTATGGTGAACAAGTAATTGGGGCTCAAGGTCTTGATAAGACAATGCCAGGATTTGACAAAAATAAAGTAGATACATTCGCACCAATTAAATAATGATTTACTTAGATATTTAACTTAATCATTACAAGATATAAGACTAGTGCTAAAAGAGCAACACGTATATAGGTCTCATATGGTTCAAGAAAGGCGATGCGTGAAAAGCGATCATATATGTTAGGTAGTTTTGGCAATAGAAGTAACATAGCAATTACACTCGCTACAACAGCAGTCTGTAGTCGTTCTTTATCAATCCATGGAGCACCCATATCTTTCATATACATGGAAGGCATCTGTTGCATCTGTTGCATCTGTTGCATCTGTTGCATCTGTGGCATCATCTGCTGACCATTGTACATGTAAGGCTGTGCTTGTTGTGGCATAGACTGCTTCTGTATGGGAGAAGCAGAATGTTTTGCTGCTGCTACTTCACGTTCCATTTCTTCTAGAACATCTGTGACAACTGGATCGGTATTTACTGATGATGAATTAGTATTATCAACCTTTGGTAAGTTAGCAACTGGTGTGCTCATGCTTGACATTGTTTTCTAAAATTTAATCTTCTTTTTTAATTCTTACTCTCAACGCATTTAGTTGGGACAGGAACATATTTAAAACAGTCACCGTCTATAGTGTATGTATTTTTGATAACTTCATCCATGGGTGGAGCTTTGATTATAATACAACTTCCCCCTTTACAAGCACGCTGGAACAAAGCCGCTAAACCAAAGCCAAGTATAATAGAAATAACTGCTTGTCCTCCATCCGTATGAAGTAAACGATCAAATAATATTTCAACTGGTCTCATATGTATCACTTACTATACCAGTATAAATTATGTGCTATACATTTGTTCTATACATTTGTTCTATACATTTGTTCTATACATTTGTTCCTGTTGGCATTGTTGTGAATGGTTGTGGAACAGCACCTTTCACAGGACAGTCTATCTGTTGTGACTTATATTTATAACAAGTGCCATCATGTTCGTCTTTATAAACAACCTTTCCAGCATTAAAAGGAGTGGGATATTTTACAATTGCTCTTCGGTGTGGAGTTACCATATAAACATATAGTATTCCCAGGGAAAAACACACCAAAAATATAATTAGTCTGTATCTAAATTCCATAAAAATAATATGGATATACTTATGCTCTACTAAGTATATATATATTTATGCGTTTTCGTTTGCTTTATATCTGGTGTATATATGTGCAATAGGTTTATCAAGTATATCAGGAAATGGTATATTCAAAAACTCGGCCATTAATTTTTCCTGCTCTCCAATAATATTTGTATTCTTCATACGTTTAATAATACCATCGCGAGATTGGATCCATTCTGTATATGCGTGTTCATATTCCATACGAGGGTTAGAATAGTTTATGATATATTTTTCCTGTGCTTCTTGACTTTTTGTATGTTTGTCTGAATGAGCAAGCTTCCATTCTTCAAATCTCGCCTTGGCAGCATGATAAGGTGCACGAGCATCATTACAAGCATGATCCATGGTAGATGTTAGAAAAGAACGCGTTAGCTTTGGTATATCATTCATGATAGTCTTCTTTGTAGCAGACATAGGCAATCTCTTTTACCATTAGATAATTTATTATTTATTATTTATTATTTATTCTTTTCTCTTAACCCTTCACAAAGAGGTTCATCTTGGTTCCACAAACAGGACACGTTCCCTTCATCATATTGCGACCATTCGCTGAAGTAGCCTCTTTAGGATCTTTCATCTCACGCTTTGCCTTACATTTAACGCAGTAAGCCATTACCTTCTTGGTATCTGTCTTTTTAGGGGGCATAATTCTATTTCTATATATAAGATATGATTTTGTTTTACAAAATAAGGAAAAAGAAAAAGTAAAAAAGATAAATTAATTCATTCATTATTTATTAATGAATTATGTCGGTCTAGCAGGGAATTCTGTCACATCCTCAAACATGCTCTTGAATTGCTTACTTACACTTTCTGTTGGATTTAATTGTTCCTCATAAACTGTGCGTGGAACAATTTTAATTTTTGTTACTTCGCCTTGACATTTGTATTTCTCGGAATAGTAACCCTGAACAACGAGAAACATTCCCAAGAAAAGTATAAATACTGCTATTGCTTTCATATGTTATTTACTATGAAACCTCTACTCTGAAGGTGCGGAATTGTTTTCCTCAACGACAGGCGCAAGAACAGCATCCGAAGAAGAAGCCTCATCTTCCTTACGCTTCATCCAAGGATCCGCTTCCTCCAACTGTGCCATGGTAGAGTTTTGGTTCTCGAGTTTCGTTTTTTCTAGCTTCACACGAGCCTGCTCAACCTTCTCATTCTTACGCTGCTCGAAAAAGATATCCTTCTGTGCCGAATTTTCCTTGTATTTAGACATAAGTGTGTTCAGTTCTGCTTCCGCATATTGAACATCCTCCATATCATGAGGATTGGGTGACCAGGGGCACCATACGCCCACTTGACCTACAAAGATATCAAATTTATCACCTCCCTTCTTCAAGAAATCCGCACGGTTCTGTGCTTCCTTCAATGTATCAAAGGTGCCACGAACCTTGATACCGCGGATAGAGGTCTTAAAATCATTCTTCTCATGGAATTCCTTCTCCAGATCAGCACTGTTTACATCCTTAAAGAAACGATACTGATCCTGTAGATTGGTTTCATTGAATATATAATCATTTGCTTCACGGATACCATTCAGCATATCCTCATCATTCGGATATTTCGTCTTTAGAGCACTGAAAAGAGTATCCATATCCTTTGAGAAACGCTGAAGGAACTTACCAATATAAAAAACTTCCTTATTTGCTAGAGTTTCCTCAGGGGAAATAAAAGAGAGACACACATAATTCTGCCCACGAATAGGCTTATCTTCATCTAGATAGTCCACATCACGAGTATAGATAACGTTTTGGTTTTTTTCAGTCATCGTTATGATTATATATAAATGCCTATAATCTTTATCTTAAATAGTGAAATGTAAATAATGATTACAAACAAAAAAATCTAATAATATTATAGCAAGTATGGATTATTCATTTGATACTCAAGAACTACTAACACGTCTCGTTAAATATGCCCTTGAAGGTTTGGTAGTTGGTATTGTTGCCGCTATTCTGCCCTCTAAAAGCATGTCTATCAGTGATGTTGTCACACTCGGTCTCGTTGCCGCTGCCATCTTCGCCGTCCTTGATCTGGTTGCCCCTGCCATCGCCCCTTCGGTTCGCCAGGGTGTTGGACTTGGCGCTGGTTTCCAGCTAATTGGCTTCCCAGCATAAATTAAATATTTAACTACAATTTTTTTTACATATTTTCGTATATAAAATAATGAAAAAATCTAAAACCACACATATGTGGTTTCCTATTGTTGTTGTCTTTGCTTTTTAATTTTTAGATTTTTAGTGAGCGTGGACCCAACGCTTGACATTGTTATTCATAAGCTTGACTACGTGCATCTTGCCATCTTCTCCAACCATCTCATATCCCTCCTCATAGTTTTTCGCAGACTCCACAGGAGCTTTACGCACATGCTTCTTAACTTCCTTGGGCTTCTCCTGCTCTTCGTTCTTGGGCTCCTCAACCTGCTCAGCCTGCTTCTTCTTGCTAATTCGCTTAGCCTTTGGCTTGGGCTGCTCTTGCTCTTCATTCTTGGGCTCCTCAGCCTTGGGCTCCTCAGCCTGCTCAGTTTGCTTCTTCTTGCTAACTCGCTTAGCCTTTGGCTTGGGCTGCTCCTGCTCTTCGTTCTTGGGCTCCTCAACCTTGGGCTCCTCAACCTGCTCAGTTTGCTTCTTCTTGCTAACTCGCTTAGCCTTTGGCTTGGGCTGCTCCTGCTCAACTTCTTCATTGTCCGACACTTGAGGAGACTTCTTGTTTTTGGTCACCTTCTGGTGCTTCGCCCAACGGTGACGACCATTCTTGTCAACGGCAACAATATACTCGTTCTCATCATTGCCGATGCGAATAGTACCGATCTCAAACTCCGAGGCGCTCTCCGTGGGCGAGGGACGAGGGGTCTTGGCAGTAGCCATTGCTAATTGTTTGCTTGCTTGAATGCTGTTTGCTTGCTTGAGTGCTGTTTGCTTGCTTGAGTGCTGTTTGCTTGCTTGTAGTGTATTGTAGACTAGAGTGATTATTTTTAAAATTATCAACTTTCAATTTTTTCAAAATTTCGTAAAAAAACGTAAAAATTAGGAAAAAACTTTTTTTCTTGGTCTATCTAACAGAATGACTGAAATCCCAACATAAAATACCAAAAACTTTTGTTTTTATTGTTTTATTTTACAAGGGTCCAACGCTTCTTACAAGTTTTCGTTAGCGTTACTATGTATATTTGTCCATCTAATCCCATCATCTTACGACCTACTTCATAGAACTTTGCGCCATCACGTGGAGCCTTACGGAGAGCAGGCTTCTTGGTTTTGATAGGTATGATAGGCTCTGTAGGCTCTGTATCTTCCTCATCAATACACTTCCAGTAGCGCCTGTTCCTGTTGTCAAGTGCTACGATGTATTTTTTTCGATCAATTCCGACTTTGATCGTTCCTACTTCTTTTGCGTCTCCTGGCCATATAAAATATCCACCAAAATCTTCCCAGGGGGAAAGTAGGCATTGTTGACCATCTATTTTTGTTAGCATTGTGTTGTGTTTTATTATATATTTTATTAC